TTTACATAACCATTTTATATTATTATTTTTACAATAATCAATTATTTTATTATCTAAATCAGCAGTTCCAAAGTTATGTCCTCGGTTTTTATCTAATAGAATAATTTTGGCATTTGGAAATAATGAATGGATTGTTGTTTTTAAAATGTCACAATAAAGATTTTCATGTGTGAAAGCAAAAATATGCCCTTCATACTCATCTAATATTGGTTTATTATGAAGTAAATATGAACATAATATATCTATTGATTCCTGATTTTTAATATATCCTATGGAACCATACCAACTTTTATTTATTAACTTTTTTAACTTCATTTTTCCAAAAACTATAAATCCCTTTTTCAATTTCATATTCAGGCCATACAAATCTATCTCTCATAGGTTGTTTTTTAGCCCATTCCCACATTTGTGTTAAACCTTCTTTCATTGAAGTTTTATACTCAAATCCTAATAAATCAATTGATTTTTGGTATGTTGGTATAGAATGTTTAACTTCATGTCTACCTTCTAAATGAACTATTTCCCCATCACCAATAATTTCTCTTAAAATAGAACAAGCATCATTGATAGATACTTCTTCAATTCCTCCCAAATTAATTATTTGTTTACTAGCTTCTGGTCTTACAGCTGCATTCCATAGAGGTTCAATTGAATCATCTATAAAACTAAATGCTCTAGTTTGTTCACCATCTCCAAATATTGTCATAGGTTCTCCATTTAAATGTTGGTACATCCAGATTCCAAGTACATTCCTGTATTTATCCCATATATTTTGTTTTACCCCATATACATTGTGGGGTCTGATAATTGTGTAATCTAAACCATGTTGCTCATTAGCTATTTGGATATCCATTTCACAAGCATATTTTGCAACTCCATAAGGGTCTATAGGTGATTGTTGTTGGTCTTCATCAAATATTCCTCCATTTCCATGACCATATACAGCTAAAGTCGACGTAAATACCAGTCTTTTAACGTTGTTTTTAATACACTCATTAACTATACGCGCAGTTGATTTCAAATTATTATCATAGTTATAACACCGTATAAAAGGAGATAAACCTTCAGCAGCATAAGCTGCAAAGTGAAAAACATAATCAAAATCATTTACTTCAAAACAATTTTCAATGGGGTGTTCTGTAAGATTCATTTGCCAAAAATCTACTTTTGGGTTAATATTTTCTTCATAGCCCCCACTTAAGTCATCAATACCAACAACTTTATATTCTGGTTTGTTTTCAATAATCCAATCCGCTAATCTACTTCCAAGTAAACCGGCTACACCTGTAATTAATACTGTTTTACCCATTTATATATTTCTATAACGTCTTTTATCAGACCATTTAATTTTTTTACTATTACCCAACATTTTAAGTTTACTGATTTTTTGATTTAAATCATTTCTATCACTATTTAGTTGTGTATTCCCGTTATGTTGATTATCTGTCATTTTAGAGAGTATTATAATAATTGTTTTGTTTTATTTGTTTTTCTATATCTTTTGGGTGGTATAACGCAAACTCTTCAACTTCATGTAAGTTAGACCATGTATCATAGCCTTCTAATACTTCATGTACCTTATTTACCCATTTAATTTTAGGATGGTTTTTATAAATTCTCCATTGAAAATCAGGCCAATTAACCCAACCTTCTTCATTAATTCTCCAACCCCACTGTCTAACATATTCATCTGTTAAACCAAATACTGTATTAACACGAGGTACTCTAATAACTTCATTTTCAGGATTACTTAAAATTATTTCTGGGAGGTATTGAATTAGGCTTTCATGTGGTATTTCATCTGCATCAATTTGAAATATCCAATCTCCACTACACATGCTAGTTAATTTGTTTTTCCAATCAGCAAAATGACCATTAAACTCCCCAGGCATCCAAGCAAATTCACCATTAATGGATTTAGCTCTTAAGAATTGTTCTATACCTTCATGACCCTTACTAATGTCATATAATACAACAATTTCATCTTCAAATCTTTTATTTTTTAAAAGAAAATTTATTAATCTTTGAATTTCTTCAAATTCATTACAGACTGTTATAGCGTATGATATTCTCATTTTTCTTCGGATTGAAAGATACCTATATAATCTAAAGCATCCATATAATCTTTTTCATCAAATTCTTTTAAAGTATCCATATCCATCCTCCACTCATAAAATTCTCCTTTTTTATTAGGATTAGGATATTTTTCTTTATCTTTTTTATCAATAGGAACTGATAAAACAGCTGCCCATTTCCACTCTAATGAATTTTTACCATTTGCAAATATCATCCCTTTACCAGGCATATTAACTGTTGAAGGCATCCAAATCTTTCCTTTTTCATCTTCACCCATTAATTCTTTATAAAGGTTTGGAAGTAATTCCATCTGTTCATCAAAAAACTGGGTGTCTTTTTTTAGTAGTGAATTAGTTATAAAACCACAACCATAACATTGGTAGTTTTTAATTTCATTATTTACTTCTTGGACATAGCAAGCATCTGACCCACATCTATCACAAATAATTAAGTTATCCATTTTTTACTGTATTGTTGGTAGTTTAATACCTTCCATTTTAGGAAGATTTAATTTAATTTGAGTTGGAACGTTTACATTTTCATCTAAAGTTTCTATAAGTAGTTCTTTCATTGCGTTATAACTAAAATTCTTTTTACAATTTCTACTTAATAGTTTACTTTTTTTACTCCAATCTTTATAATTTTTCTTAACATCTTTAAAGAAATGACCTAAATGACCATGATCAACATTAAACCATGATGACCCATCTATTAACATATCTTTTTGTTGTGCCGAGGGATGGATTTTTTCAACTTTACCCCCCATTAAGGGTGTTAATTTAGGATTTAAAAAATCTACTTGACCTGACCAGCCTGATGCAATTATTGGTTTTCCTGTTATTGCAAATTCTAGTAAAGGTCTTCCAAATCCTTCTCCCTTAGTAGCTGAAACCATAGATTTGATTTTACTATGGTTGTAAAGTTCATTCATTTCAGCATCTGAAAAATCCCCATGAACTAAATATACATTAGGTAATTTTTTAGATGGGATTGTTTTCCGGATTGAATGGATTCTTTTCATTACCTCTCTTCTATCTGTTATAGATCCTTTCCCACAACTTGTTTTTAAAATCAATGCTGGGGTATTTGATTTATTTTTGAATACTTCATAAAATGCTTTGATTAATAGACCTACATTTTTTCTGTCTTCTCCCATATCTCCTTGTAACCAATGGCCTACAAATAAATAAGCGAATTTTTCAGGAATATCATTAATATAGTTAAATAATTCTTTATTAGTAAATTCTTTAATACCTTTATAAACATCTAAATTAACTCCTTCAAATAATACTTTAACGGGGGTTGTTAATTTTAATGTACCTCTCTGTTTGGAATTTGGATCTTCTACTTCATAACTGGTAGTTTCAAATACTTTTTTACTGTGGTTAGAAGAGGTTAAAACTAAATCCATTCTGTTACACCCTTCTATCCATTGAGGAGCACAAGCTGTAGTTTCAATTCCAGCTGTAAGGCCAATATTATACTCCCCAACAGGTTGAAATTCATTTGGAACTGTTATTTGACACCAAATATCTGGTTTTGCTGTAATATTAGGAATAATATAATCTTTCATAAATTCCCATTCAGAAAAATCATCTAAAAATCCTTTTCTTGTATTTCCCCATCTTTGAGATAAAATTTTTATTTCATATTTATCTGATTCTATCAAAGCTTTGATAAAATCTCTTGATCTTGCTCCGTACCCTGAGTAGGTATCAATTGGTGCGCTTATAACAAATGTGTTTTTCATTTAATATTCTAATTTATGGTTTAAAACTCTTGGTTTAAAATCTGTATCTTTGGAAAATGTGAATTTTTTTCTGGGTTTCCAAGTTGAAAATAATTCATCAGTCCCTTCAATGAAATTTTTACCCATTTTTACGGATGTAAACCCAGCTTCATCTCCTGTAGCCCATTTTCTTCCTTCATCCCCAATTTTTTGTCTATCTTTTTTAGACATATTATATAGTTCTGTAATTTTATCTCTTGCATCTCTAAAGTCACATCTACTATCCCAAATGTAAGGGGTTGTTGGTGAACCAACCATACCCATAGCTTTAGGGAAAACCGGTAGTACCCATTTACCATGTTCTTTATAAGTACCAAACTGGTTTGAAGGTATTTCTTTTGAATTTGTATACCAATTACCTTTATCATCCACAAATCTCATTTGATCTTGCATTCCTCCGGTTACATTAGCAATAAAAGGAGTACCTGTTAATAAGGATTCAGTTAAGGCTAATCCCCAACCTTCAGCAGAAGAGAGTAAAATAACACCATCAGCTAAATTATAAAGATAATTCATATGAGTATAAGGTAGCTTTTGATTTGAAATTACTACAGTATCATTATCTTCTCCCAGTAAATATTCTATAACTGCGGGAATATCAGTTCCATGTTCACTTATAGTATCTGTATGGAGTACAAATAATACTTTTTCTTTTTCTTCAGGAGAAAGACTATCAACAAATAATTTCCAAGCTGCTAAGGCATCTGGAATAGCTTTACGTCTAATATTTCTAGAATTAAACAATAGAACAAAATCTTTGTCTTTATCTTTAGTTATATATTTCTTAAACTTATCAAACTCTTCATCCTTATTTTTAATTGGAAAAAATTTATTAGTATCTAAACCATGTGGGATATATTTAATAACTTTTCCTTCAGCTCTATCTCCTAAAACAATTTTGTTAATGGTTACGGTTTGTTTTGAAATACCAAATAAAGCATCACATGAATCATAAAAATCTTCATTATATTGAGGTGCTGGTAAATCATCCCAAATGTTTAAATAAATAATTGGTATTTCTGTTCTAATTTCTTCTTCCATATTGAATAACCACATGAAATATCTAGGATCTGTAATTAAGAAAATAGCATCAGGTTTTTCAATTTTAATAATTTCCCTTAGAATATCTTCATTCCCATACCCATCAGAAGGAAATAATTTAACATAAGAATCATCTATGTTTGCTTCAACATTAATATCATTACTTACATCATGGATTTGACCTTTATCAGGATGTTTTACAGAACCTGCTATTTGACACCAGTTGTAGTGATGAGCTGTGTTAATCACAAGCTCTCTTCCTATTTGAGCTACTCCTGAGTGTACTCTAATATCATCTGTAAGTAATAAAATTTTCTTTCTATCACTTTGTTTAATATAACCTTCTTTCATTTGTTTTTTAATCTTTAATTTCTAAATTTGTTTGACTATTAATTTTCTTTCTAAAATCTTCATCTGTAAGATACAAAAAGATAGCTCGATCTGCAAGTTTTTGAAAGCTAAATTTTCTTTTTACACATTCAATTTTAAAATTTTCAAATAAATTGCTTTTTACTTTTACACTCGTAAGTGTCATTTCCTTTGTTTGTGACATAATTTAATTTTTAATATATTTGTCTATACATATATGTAGATTATAAAGATTTACCCACAGCACTACACAGTTCTTTATTATCTTTAAACGGACAAAATGTACAATTCCATTTACTGGGGTTTGCGTTGAATATACTATCTTTATATGAGCCATCCAAGTTGAAAGCTCTATTTATAAATTCATCTAAATTCTTAGTTGCTTTATTTACTTTATTTCTACCTGAAGCTGGGGAAAATGTTTGGATTCTTTTTTGTGGATATTCTCCATCTAAATAAACTTTTCTTCTAACAATAAAAAATTCAATATCAATATTTTCAATTGGAATGTTATATTGTTTACTAAAGAAATATTTATAAAGTACTAGTTGGAATTGTTTAGATTCATCCTTTTTAGCGTATTTATTCCACCCTTTAGTACTAGTTTTTATATCGATTATTTTAAATGTATTTGTTGGTTCATGATACATTACTATATCTAAATAACCCATGTATTTAACGCGGTTAATACGTAAATTAGGCGCAATAACTATGGGTACTTCACAACCGACCAAATACCATCCTTTCTTACTAAAATACCCTCCCTTTTTCTTTTTAAAATTATCTAATATAGCTTTCCCGTCTTCAAAAAATTCTCTTAATTCTTCAGGAGTGCTGAAATGTTGGTTTTTATTTCTTTTATAATCCTTAGCATAACATTCTCTTAGAGTATCTTCAAATAACTCATCGATATCAATTCTATCAGCAGCTGCTCCACTTTCAGCATACATCACATCTAAATAATGTTGTAACACCTCATGTAGAGCGGTACCAAATGTCATATGAATACTCTGTTCACTAAGTTTATGTCCATCTCTATATTGTAGAGACCACTTTTTAGGACATTGAGTAAACATTGATAATTGAGAATATGATATATTTTTTTCTACACCAAAATTAACAGGAGTTGGTGGGTTTTCTCTAATATCTCTAACAATTACCGGTAGTTTCTTTTTAGCCAAAATTTATCTATTTTTTCCATTTATTACGACCTACTAATAGACCTATTATACCATAATTAGCAATGTCTAAAAATGTATCTTCCATTCCTTCTCCCTCAACAAAATTCTTACCATTAAGTAAAAGATTTTTTAATCTAGAAATTTTATCTGTGAGTCTAATTGCTAAACCTGTTAGTGAGAATTTTTTATCATCTTCATTATTTAGAATATCTCCACCTAGAGCAATATTATTCAAACCATAATCCATATGCTTACGAGCAAACATCTCATACATCTCCTTTTGAATATTTTTAAACTCTTTAGATAATTCTGGGTATTCTTCTTCAAATAATTTTACATCAGGTTTTACTGAAGGTGTTGATGTTTTTTGATCTGGGAGACCATCGAAATATTTTTCTACTGTGCTACTCATTTGATTACTTTTTTAGTTGGTTTAAAATATTTATTTAATGCTTCTAGTCTATCATCAGCATCTACTAACATAATTAAAGCTTCTTCAGCATTTTTATAAAAGTCTTCTGTTGAATGATCTCCAATACCTACGGCTTTATTTCCTAATAAGTCTAATGATAATAAGGCTTTTGATTTATCAGCTTCAGCTGATGTTTTAAACATGTTATATAATTCAATTGTCATATTTTAAATAATTTAGTTATTTCTTTTTTTTCTTTACCTATTGATTTTAGAATATTTTTAATTTCATCTTTACCTAGAACATCAATATAATTATCTGCTTCATAACTCCCACATTCAAAATAATTAGATATTATTTTAACTAATTCTTTATTTTTTCCTTTAACATTAGATTTAATATATTTATTCCATACTTTTTTCTTTGGAATTGCATTGCAGTAAAAATTATAAATTCCTATCTTATCTGTGGGTTGCATTCTTTGGGCTATGTTTGATATTTCTATATTGTTTTTCCCCATTGAAATAAACCTATGAACCATATAAGAATTCCAACTATCCCAATCCTCCGAAGAGAATTGAGATGCTGGGGTTTTCTTAACTGTTATCTCATCTA